GAAAAGATAGAGGAACAGAACCTCTTAACATTGAAAAGATACATGAAATGGTTGAGTATGCTTGTGAAGATATAACAGGAGTTTCTTCATCACAAGTAGAAATGAAAAGTGGTTTACAATTTTATGATGGTATTACCACAGACGAAATACAACAGATTTTAGTTAAGTCAGCTGCAGACTTGATTTCATTAGAAAGTCCTAACTACACTTATGTGGCATCCAGATTATTACTTTACAGTTTAAGAAAACAAGTTATAAGCAAACTATGGGATCATCCACACTTTTATGACCATGTTAAAAAAGTTGTAGAGATGGGATTATATGATAAAGAAATTTTTGACAACTATCAGCGAAAAGATTTTGATAGAATGGAGAACTGGTTAAGCCACGAAAGAGATTATACGTTTACATACGCTGGTTTAAGACAAGTGATTGACAAGTATTTGGTACAAGATAGAAGCACAAATGAAATATTTGAAACACCACAATTTATGTATATGATGATTGCGGCTACATTGTTTGCCAAATATCCAAAAGAAACGAGGATGACATATGTTAAAAAATATTATGATGCTATTTCACAATTCAAAATCAATATTCCTACTCCCGTTATGGCTGGTGTACGAACTCCTTTACGTCAGTATGCGAGTTGTGTGTTGGTTGATATTGATGATACCTTACCTAGTATTTTCTCTGGTGATATGGCTGTTGGAAGATACATCGCTCAAAGAGCTGGAATCGGAATCAATGCAGGCAGGATACGTGGAATCAATGCAAGAATACGAGGCGGAGAGGTCCAACACACTGGTGTTATACCTTTTCTTAAAAAGTTTGAGGCAACGGTTAAGTGTTGCACTCAAAATGGAGTCCGAGGAGGATCAGCAACAGTCCACTTCCCAATCTGGCACCAAGAAATAGAAGATATTATTGTTCTTAAAAACAATAAAGGTAGTGAAGATAATAGAGTTAGAAAATTAGATTACTCAATACAGTTATCAAAACTATTTTATGAAAGATTTATTAACAATGAAGATATAACTTTATTTTCACCACACGAAGTACCTGAACTATATGATGCTTGGGGTTCACCAGAGTTTGATGAACTCTACGAAAAAGCAGAAAGAAAAATTAGCGTTAAGAAAAAGAAAATAAACGCACAAGAATTATTTTTTGATATATTGAAAGAACGTGCTGAAACAGGCCGTATCTATATTATGAATATTGACCATTGTAACACTCACTCATCTTTTAAAGATAGAGTTTATATGTCAAATCTATGTCAGGAAATAACTTTACCAACCACTCCAATACAACACATTGATGGAGAAGGTGAAATTGCTTTATGTATTTTATCTGCCATCAATGTGGGTAAAATCAATAAAAGAGATGAACTAGAACCTTTATGTGATTTGGCTGTAAGAGCATTAGATGAAATTATAGACCATCAAAAATATCCTATCAATGCTGCTGAAGTATCTACAAAGGCAAGAAGAAGTTTAGGTATTGGTTATATTGGCCTTGCTCACTATCTTGCTAAAAAAGGTTACAAGTATGAACAGAAATTAGCATGGAGACAAGTTGATAAACTTACAGAAGCATTTCAATATTTTCTATTAAAGGCAAGTAATCAACTTGCAAAAGAAAAAGGACAATGTTCAGCATTTAAACAAACAAAGTATGCAGATGGTATACTACCTATTGACACTTATAAAAAAGACGTAGATGAATTAGTAAAAAGAGATTACACTTACGATTGGGAATGGTTAAGAAGTGAAATAAAAGAACATGGTTTAAGACACTCAACACTTTCAGCTCAAATGCCAAGTGAATCATCATCTGTTGTATCAAACGCAACAAATGGTATTGAGCCACCAAGAGATTATTTGTCAGTTAAAAAATCTAAAAAGGGTCCTTTAAAACAAATCGTACCTGAATATAATAAACTAAAGAACTTTTATACACTACTTTGGGATATGAAAGGGAATGAAGGATATATAAATATCGTTGCAGTAATGCAAAAGTATTTTGACCAGGCAATATCAGGTAACTGGTCTTATAATCCTGAAAACTATACCGATGGTCAAGTGCCTGTATCAATAATGGCACAAGATTTATTGACGACATATAAATTGGGTTGGAAGACTTCTTATTATCAAAACACATATGATAGTAAGAAAGATGAAGACGAACCAACGCATCCAGTTGGGTTCCATGATAATGTGCCAGAGGACAAACCAGAAGAAGTAAAAGAAGAGGATCCAGAAAACTGTGATTCATGCACTATATAAAAGAATAGGACTTACAAATGAAAACTGTATTTAACAAAAGTAAAAAACTTGACTCGACTAAACAACCAATGTTTTTTGGTGAAGACTTAGCCGTACAAAGATATGATACATTTAAGTATCCTGTGTTTGATAGATTGACACAACAACAATTAGGTTTCTTTTGGAGACCTGAAGAAGTATCTTTACAAAAAGATAGAAACGATTATGCTCAATTATCAGAGTCACAAAAGTTTATCTTTACTTCTAATCTAAAATATCAAACAATGTTAGATAGTGTACAAGGTAGAGGACCTTGTTTAGCATTTTTACCATTTGTTTCTATACCTGAATTAGAAGGTGCCATTGTTGCATGGGACTTTATGGAAACAATTCACAGTAGAAGTTATACATACATTATTAAAAATCTATATTCTGATCCATCTGATGTATTTGATACAATTATACAAGATGAGAAAATAGAAAAAAGAGCAAAGTCTGTAACTGAAGGTTATGACAAACTAATTGATTTAGGTTACAAATATAAACTAGACCCTAAATCAGTTGACGAATATGAACTAAAGAAAGCATTATGGTTATCATTAGTAACCGTAAATGTATTAGAAGGTTTAAGATTTTATGTATCGTTTGCTTGTTCATTTGCATTTGGTGAACTTAAACTTATGGAAGGTAGTGCTAAAATATTATCATTGATTGCTAGAGATGAAAGTCAACACTTGGCGATGTCGCAAAACATTATCAATGCTTATAGAAATAAAGAAAATGACAAAGTGATGAACAAAGTTATTAAAGATACAGAAAAAGAAGTTTATCAAATTTATGATGATGCAGTCCAAGAAGAAAAACGTTGGGCAACTTATCTGTTTCAAAAAGGTTCTATGATAGGCCTTTCTGAAAAACTGTTACATCAATATGTTGAATATATAGCAAATAGAAGAATGAGAACTATAGGATTAAATCAAGTATATGAACAACCGTCAAACAATAATCCATTACCATGGACACAACATTGGTTTAATAGTCGTTCAATGCAAAATGCTCCACAAGAAACTGAAATAGAAAGTTATGTTATTGGTGGACTTAAACAAGATGTAAAAAAGGATCAATTTAAAACATTTAAACTATAATGACAACACTTACTCCACCAAATTTAAATAAAGTTACAATCAGTTGTAAAAATTGTGAAGTATCCTATCACGTTGAATGGGATGAAGAAATAGAACCAACTACTTGTCCTTTTTGTGGTGCAGACACTTCTATAGATGAAGAGGATGCAATTTTTGACAATGAAGAAGACGAAGACGATTGGAATTGATTATAGTTTAAGTAGTCCCGCTATATGCGTTTGTAGAGGAACATTTAAATTTGAAAACTGTAAGATATATTATCTTACAAATGTAAAAAAATATGAAGGTGATTTTTGTAATGGACAAATAAATGGCAGACTACATCTACCCTATACCTCCGAGACTCAAAGACACGACCAGATTTCCGATTGGGCGATTAACATTATTGATACTGCTATTGGTAATATTTTTGTAGAAGGATATTCATTTGGTAGTAAAGGACTTGTATTTAATTTAGCAGAAAATATGGGTGCCTTAAAACATAAACTATATAAACTAAACAAAAGATTTGAAAGTATTGTACCTGGCCAAGTAAAGAAAAATGCTACAGGTAAAGGTAACGCAGATAAACTAAAAATGTATGAACAGTTTGTCAAAGATACAGGTGTTGATTTAATAAAAGAGTTTGACCAAACAAAACTAAATAATCCTGTAACAGATATAGTTGATGCTTATTATGTAGGAAAGGCAGGATATGATACACGTCTTTGATACTAAAAAAGTTGTAGAACAATTTACTCACTCATTTGTAGAAAAACTACCCAATAAAAAATATCGTTGTATTGAAAATGCAGGTGAAGAATTTTTTAGAACATCTTGGCCTAATTTTAGAGATGATTTACAAGAAGGTGATGAGATTGCTTTTCAAGGCATTATAAGAAATACACACACACTTAAAAAGTATTTTGATAAACATAACTGGTACTATTTTGACCAACCCTATTTCTTTGCTTCACATTATCAAAAACATCCTATATTTAATGATATATGGTATAGAGTAATTAAAAATAATACACAAAAAAATTATATTGATACCAATCCCAAACATAAAAAACGATTTGAAAAAATACAAGAACAAACAACCGAACTTAAACTAAAACCTTGGAGAAAACAAAGTTCCGATAGTCACATATTAGTCATTCCACCATCACAACATACAGCACGATGGTATGGTTTATGCCGACACGAATGGGAAACTGAAATAATAAAAGAACTAAAAAAATATACAGATAGACCTATTAAGGTTAGACATAAGTTTGTAGATAATGCTGACTTCGGTCAAAAGGTACATAAACCACTACAAGAAGATTTACAAGGATGTTGGGCAATAGTTTCTTGGCATTCAATGTGTGCTTCTGAAGCAGTTGTAAAAGGTATACCAAGTTTTAGTAGTGAACACTCTCCAGCTGCACCAGTGAGTTACAGTTTACAACAATTAAATAAAATAGAAAAACCAAAAATGCCAGATAGAGAACTATGGTTATATTCATTATTGGGTTCTCAATTTACAGTAGAGGAGATGAAGTCTGGTTTTGCATATAAGTATATCAATGATATTAAGTAAAAACAATAAAGGAGATTATAAGGATGCCTAAAACAAATGCTGATATATGTTTACAAATTTACAATACATCTAAACCTTTTATTAAAAATTTTAGAACTGCTATAGATGTTGGTTGTAGAGATGGTGACTTTACAAGACCTATGTCGAAAGATTTTAATAATGTTAAATCGTTTGATTATAGAGATAGAATAAAAAATAAAGCAGACAATGTAAAATATTTTCAATATGCTTTAGGTGATGAAGAAACGGATGTAAAATCATTTAAAGGTGTTATAACAGAAAATAGAGAAGGTATTACTTCTTTAATTGTAAAACAAAAAACATTGGATAGTTTCAACTTTGAAGATGTTGATTATATAAAAATAGATGTTGAAGGACACGAATTAAAAGTACTAAAAGGTGCCATAAATACTATAAACAAATACAGTCCTTTAATTGTTGTAGAAGAAAATGGTTCTGCTGAAAAATGGAATAAAGGAATAAAAAACGAAGCGCTAAATTATTTACAAGAGTTAGGTTATAAAATAGTTGCTCAATGTAAAAACGATTATATACTGGAGAAAAAATAATGAACGAACTATATGAAAAAATGAAAAAGATTGAGGTTAAATATTTACAACCTCAAAACTTCAAACAATATAAAAACTATTGGTTACCAGAAAGTATTGTAAAGAATAGTACAAATGTTTTATCATTTGGTGTACATAGAGATGTAGGATTTGAACAGGCGATGTGTGATGATAATCCTAATTTAAATATAAAGTGTTATGATCCAACACCAGATAGTTTAAAACTATTTAAAAATGAATTTAAGCATAGAAATAAAATGACATTTTATCCTGAAGCATATGCTAAAGATAATGGTAAGATGAAATTTTATTATGACAAAAATGATTTAACAAAATGTTTTTCATTACTACCTTTACCACAATTTGGTGAAAATCCATCTTATATAGAAGTAATGACACGAAACTTAACTACTATTATAAAAGAAGATATGCCACAAGTAGATATTATTAAAGCAGATATTGAAGGTGTATGGTTTGATTTTTGTAGAGAGATATTAGATAATAATATTGACTTTAAAGCATTTTTAGTAGAGTTTGAAGTTAAACTTATTGACAATGAAACAAGTTTAAAACAATATGAGTCTTTATTAAAAGAGTTTAAAGACAAAGGTTACAAACTATATTTAAATAGACCAAGAGAAAAATGTTTAAGTGAAGCAATAATTTTGAAATGATAAAAGTTTTTTCTGAAACAGCAATATTAAAACATCATAGAGAACTTTTAAAAGAATTTACAAAAAGTTTAAAAGGTAGAAAATTAAAAACTCAATGGTGTACAGCTACCGAATATTATGACGACTGTGATGTTGCGGTCATATTTGGTTCTTGGAAAAAGTTATCCAATAAAGAACATAAAGAAGGTAGAGCACCTCACCACACTTTAAAAAACAATATTGTAAAACAACATAAATCAAAACCTTTAATTGTATTTGAAACACCTTTATTAGGAAGAACAATTACACAAGACCATAGTTATTATAGAGTTGGTCTTAATCACTTTTTAAATAATTTAGCAGACTTTAATAACAACAATTCTAAACCTGACAGATTTAACTCATTTGGTTTAACTATTAAACCTTGGAGAAATAAAGGTGAACACATATTAGTTTTAGGACAAAATATGAGTGACGCTTCATTGTTAGGTAGTAGTATGGAACTGTGGATAGTTACAACAGTAAAACATTTATTAAAAGTTACAAAAAGAAAAATAATAGTTAGAGACCATCCAGAAAACAAAAACAGATTAGAAGATATATTGAATGTTTATTTTGGCGGTAACAATCAGGTAGAATATGATACAAATGAAAACGTAATAGATAGTTTAAAAAATGCTCATTGTTCAGTTGCATTTACAAGTGGCAGTTCTATAGATTCAATATTAGAAGGTGTTCCTGTTATACCTACAACTCAATATAATTTTGTTTGGTCTATTTCTTCACATCAATTAAACGATATTGAAAATCCTAAACTAGGTAATAGAGAACAACTACTTT